AGCTAAGAAAACAACATCTGGTTTTAAGAAAAAATATAGAAAATGAGAATTTTAGTATTTTTATTGATAACATTTTTTATAAACTTAAATGTTTTTAGTCAGGATACAGTAAAAATTCCTCAACAAGAATTAGAAGAATTTTTTTTAGCACTTGACACATTAGAATATCAAGATTCAATTAAAACTATTTTAATTAAAGATTTAGAAACACAAATTTTAAATTATAAGTTATTATCAAATCAAGATAGTTTATTAATTGAATTTCAAAAACAAGAAAGAATTCTTTTAAATCAACAAATAGATTTACATTTAGATAGATTAAAAACAGTAGATAGATGGTATCATAAACCGTGGATTGGGTTTGTAGGAGGAGCTGCTACTACATTATTAATGATTCATGTAATAGATTATTCTTTACCTAAATAATGGCGGATTTAAAAAAAATAATAAGACAAGAATATATAAAATGTGCAAAAGATCCTATACATTTTATGAAAAAATATTGTTATATTCAACATCCACAAAGAGGAAGAATTCAATTTAATTTATACCCATTTCAACAAAAAGTATTAGGTTTATTTAAAGAAAATCCATATTCAGTTATTCTTAAATCTAGACAGTTAGGTATTTCTACTTTAACTGCAGGTTATTCTTTATGGATGATGGTTTTTCATAAGGACAAAAATATACTTTGTATAGCAACAAAACAAGATACAGCTAAAAATATGGTTACAAAGGTTAAATTTATGTATGAAAATTTACCTTCTTGGCTTAAAGTAGATGCAATGGAAAATAATAAATTAACATTGCGGCTTACTAATGGATCCCAAATTAAAGCAACTTCTGCAAGTAGTGATGCTGGTAGATCAGAAGCAGTATCTCTTCTTTTAATTGATGAAGCAGCTTTTATTGATAATATTGGTGAAATATGGGCTTCAGCTCAACAAACATTAGCAACTGGAGGTGGGTGTATAGCATTATCAACTCCCTATGGTACTGGAAATTGGTTTCATCAAACTTGGGTTAGAGCAGAAGCTCAAGAAAATGAATTTTTACCTATTAAATTACCTTGGTATGTACACCCAGAAAGAAACCAAGAATGGAGAGATAGACAAGATGAATTATTAGGTGATCCTAGAATAGCAGCACAAGAATGTGATTGTGATTTTAGTACTTCTGGTGATATAGTATTTTATTCTGAATGGATTGATTTTATTAAAGAGTCAACTATAAAAGATCCTATGGAAAGAAGAGGAGCTGATCAAAATCTTTGGGTTTGGGAAAATGCTGATTATTCTAGAGAGTATATGATTACTGCTGATGTTGCTCGTGGGGATGGAAAAGATTTTTCTGCATGTCATGTAATGGATATTGAAACTAATACCCAAGTAGCAGAATATAAAGGACAATTAGCTCCAAAAGAATTTGGATATTTTTTAACAGGATTAGCTACTGAATATAATAATGCTTTATTAGTAGTTGAAAATGCTAATATAGGATGGGCTACTTTAGATGCTATAATAGAAAGAGGATATAGAAATTTATATCACTCTCCTAAATCAGACCAATTAACAGCAGAATCTTATTTGAAAGTATATGAAGGTAGTTCTGAAATGACACCTGGATTTACTATGTCAATGAGAACAAGACCTCTTTGTATAAATAAATTTAGAGAATTTGTTGGTGATAGATCTGTAACAATCCAATCAAAACGCTTATTAGAAGAAATGAAAGTATTCATTTGGCGAAATGGAAGACCTGAAG